ATCTTGATGGTCTTGGCGTGCGTGCTGGAGAGCACTGACGCTGATGGCCCCTTTGACTGGGACATTCTCGACGATGGCGATGACTGCGTCATGATCGTGGAGGAGGATGAGCTCGAAAGAGTGTTGCGGTTCGTCGATCGTTTTCTCACCTTCGGTATGGAGGCCAAGGTGGAGGGAATTGCGAGAGACTTCGAAAGCATTGAGTGGTGTCAGTGCCGACCAGTCAACATCCGCGACGACAAATGGGTCTTTGTGCGGGACCCCCGCAAGGTGATGTCGTCAACGGTGGTGCTGGCCGGCGAGCACCGCAGCGAGAGGGCGCGAAAGCGCATGCTCCTGATGCGCGCCGACTGTGAGGTCGCTGCAAATCTGGGAGTACCTGTCCTGCAGGAGTACGCACTTTGGCTTCGTCGGGCGTGTGGCAACGTCAAGCGAGCCATCGTGAAGGAAAACACTGACGTCTGGTGGCGTATGCACCATTTGCGGAGGCAGGTGGCTGAGTACGCGCCGGGGGGAGACTTGTCGACCCTCCAAGGGATGTCGGTTACGCTCAGTGCCAGAGAAAGCTTCGCTCGAGCGTTCGGTCTAGACGTGGACGAACAGCTCCAGCTCGAAAAGCGTTTGGTTGAGGCCCCGCTGGGTGGCGGGGAGGCGCGACCAGCAGAGATGTTCGTGGATGAATGGTGGCGTCCGCGGACTGAGGCAGCTCTGCTGGCCTAGTCGGGTAAATGACTACTAAAGGAAACCAAAACAAACGCTCTGTCAGGACCAGCCGCCAGCTGGGATCTGACATCAATGCGGCCTATGGCCGCCCAAACACCATGTCTAACGAGACAGGTGTCTCCTCAACTCTCGTTGAAGCTGTGTGCTCTCAGATCGATCCGTTCTGTGGGCACGCGGTAGGGGCGAAACTGTTCGACCGTGACGGGTCTCGAACGATTCCCAACCAGGTGCGTTACACGCTACCGATCACCACGGACAGCAGCGGTCGGGCTGCTGTTCAGTTCAAAACGCAACTCACCGAGTTTCTCCGCTCTGCGGCGACGTTCGTGGGTTCGACGGGCGAGGTGGCAACCTGGGGGACTCCGCTCGACATCCCCGACTATGCCAATTATGGCTCATACTTTTCGTCCTTCCGGGTCGTGAACGCAGGAGTGCGTGTCGTGTGCTCGGCGTCGCTTACAGCGTCGCAGGGCATCGTGACTCTCATCACGACTCCGGGATCCATCGATGACCCCGACTACTCGTTGTCTAACTACGCCGAGGTGGACAGGTTCGCACTAGCTGAGCTCGACGCACACTGGATCGCGAAGCCTCTGAGCTCGACGCAGTCTTCTTTCATTTCGACGGCAGCCACGTACGGCGACTCGCACAACGTCCTCACTGTAATGGTGCAGGGCGCGGCGGCGACGACGTCCGTGCTGTTCATTGAGGTGATCATGAACATCGAGTTGACCCCAGCACTCGGCAACTCAATCATGTCGCGACTTGCGACGCCTGCTGCGCCCCACAACACGTGGGTGGAGCAGGCCGGCGCGAACGCGCTCAGATTTATGGGCAGCACCATGGAGGGAGCAGCCCATCAGGTGTCGAATAGGGTGAAACAATTGGCGACCAACGCCTTGAAGAACCTGGGGCAATACGCGGGTACCCGACTCTTGCAGTACGGGGCTCGCGTGGCGCCTTTGATGCTGACGATGTGATCCAGTTCAAGGGGAGGTTGAACAATAGGTAGCGGCACCTAGCCCTAAGCAGGCGAAGCCGGCCATTTCGCACACCATCGCGAATAACCTCAGACGGTGGCAAGTAGCCTCCACACCACCAACGCACACGGCCCGACGGACGTAGTGCGCTCGGCGAAAATGCTGCCTGAGAGGGAATAAGTCACACCCCCATTAATGCGGACGACCGTGCCTAGGGTGGCACCGAAGCAGGTCCCCGCAGCTCCGGTCTTGGGAAACAAACGAATGGCTGAAAGGCGACGCTCCCACAGGGTGGGGCGACGTGCTGCAATACCGAAAGACCGGACTCCCACTCCGGGCCTCCAAGCGACATCGCGAAAGCGAGGGCAATAGTCGCAGACAGAGGATAAACACCCCCTTTTAACTCCC